ATTTATCTCTTCTTGAAACAAGTACTGCAAGTATGTTCGTTCCTGATGAGAATGGATTAAGTAGATTTAAGTCTGGATTCTTTGTTGATAATTTCACAACTTTCCAACCTCAAGAAACTGCTGCTGGTATTAGAAATAGTCTAGATGTGCAGGGTAAGGAATTAAGACCATTACATTATACAAACTCAATTGATTTAGAACTTGGACCTGTTGAAGGAGTTTCTGTAACTGAAGATAGAGCATTTTTAGCACCAGAAGGAACAAATATTAAAAGATCTGGTGATATTATTACATTAGATTATACAGAAGTTGAATGGTTAAAGCAAAGTTTTGCTACTAGATCAGAAAGTATTACTCCATTTTTGGTAAGTTTCTGGCAGATGTCCTTGGATATAACTCCAACATCTGATACATGGGTAGATACTACTCGAATGGAAGCCAGAACTATCAATATAGAAGGTAACTATGCTCAAACAATGAGGGATAATCCTCAAGTAGATCCTCAAACTGGTATGGGACCAATATTATGGAATTCTTGGGAGAGTGTTTGGACTGGTCAAGAAGTTACTACATTTACTAGAAGAAGAACTGAGTCATCAACTACTAGAGTTGGAGGTTCTGGTAGATTGAGTGGTGATGAGAAGAGGTTTATTGATGGTGGTATGAGACCAGTAAGGAGACCTGCTCATTGGCATATGCATGGTCGTAGGAGAGTGAGATTGATTAGACCTGCAGTAAACATAACAGCAGCAGGAAGATTCCAGAATAATGGATTCTTTAGAGACTGGATGGCAGCTGCAAAAGCATCTGGAATTAGAAATACTCAAGGACCAGGTGGTAGAAGTGTTCAGAGACTTTGGTTAAACAGAACGACCAATAGAACAGTTGAAGACACAATGAGGGATGTTGTAGATACTGGAACAAAAACTCGTACTGGTACTAGAACTGTTATTACAGAACAATTTGATACAACATCTCAAGGAGATAGAGTTGTAAATAGGGAAGTTATTCCTATTATGCGTTCTAGGAATATTCAATTCCATGCTACAAAATGTAAACCTCTAACAAGAATGTATGCATTCTTTGATGGAATAGATGTAAGTAAGTATTGTACTCCTAAACTCTTACAGATTAAAATGACATCTGGTACTTTCCAGGTTGGAGAAAAGGTTGTTGGATCAATTCAAACTAATTTTAGTGGTGGATTTGGAGGAACAAATACAATTAGATTTAGAGTTTGTCAAGCTAATCATAGAGAAGGACCATATAATGCACCAACTGCAGTATTTAAAGATGATCCTTATGTAACACAAAGTTCTGGGCCTGCTGTTGAGACTGCAATTACTACCTTTATGGGAACTCCTGGAGTTACTCAACTTCGATCTGATGCTACTAGTTCTGCTACTAGTCTACCAGCATCTTATTCTTCTACAACAAGTATATTGAATGTAGATACTCTATCATTGTCTCAACAGGCACAAGGAGATTATTGGGGTTGGACAGCACCTGGAATGATTCTTGTTGGTCAGACAAGTGGTGCAGTTGCAGAAGTTACTGAAATAAAATTAGTATCTGATTTGAGTGCTAATTTACTTGGAAGTTTCTTTATTCCTAATGCAAACCACCCAAATATGCCTACATTTGAAACTGGTACAAAGACATTTACTTTGATCGACAATCCAACTAATGATCAAAATGATACTGAAACTCTTGGTGAAGAAACTTATACCGCTAGTGGAACTCTTGAAACTGTTCAGGAAACTATTATTTCTGTTCGAAATGCAAAAATTGAAACTAAACAAGAAACCGAAAGTGAGGCAATAAGAAGAAGTACTGGACCACAGGTAGTTTCAAGTAGAGTAATTAGTGAAACAACACGAAATAGTGCTGTTAGAGAATGGTATGACCCACTTGCTCAATCATATCAAGTTCTAGATGAAACTGGTTGCTTCCTTACAAGTTGTGATGTATTCTTCCAGACAAAGGATGACATGGATATTCCTATGACATTCCAGTTAAGGACAATGAAAGGTGGTGTACCCACACAGAAAATCTTACCATTTTCTGAAGTTATTATAACACCAGATGAAATCAATGTTTCTGCAAATGGAACTGTTCCAACTAATGTTAAATTTAAAGCACCAGTTTATATGGAAGCAGGTCAAGATTATGCAATAACTCTTGCTTCTTGGTCAACAAAATATAAGGTCTTTATTTCTAGGATTGGTGAATCAGATTTGGTAACTGATGAATTTATTTCACAGCAACCATATTTGGGATCATTATTTAAGTCACAGAATGCTTCTACTTGGGATGCAAGTCAGTGGGAAGATCTTAAATTTACTCTTTATAGAGCAGAGTTTGAAACTGAAGGTACAGTAGAACTTTATAACCCAGTTCTTGCTGAAGGGAATAAACAAATTCCAACATTAATGCCAAATTCAATTAATGTTAGATCAAGAAAAGTTAGGGTTGGTTTAGGAACAACATTGGGACGTAATATCAGTCTTGAGTTTGGTAATACCATTTATCAAGAAGATAAGAATAGTGTTAAGACCGCAACTGGTAATTATATTGCCAATGCTGGTGTTGCAACAGGTACTATGTCAGTTATAAATGCTGGATTTGGATATACTCCTGCAAGTGGTACAAGAACTCTTGTTGGTGTTGCTCTTTCAACTATAACTGGAAGTGGTAAGGATGCTACTGCTAATGTTACTTTCACAAATGGTACTGTTGTTTCAGCTGCAGTGTCAACATCTGGTTATGGATATCAGGTTGGAGATGTTGTTGGAATTACAACGGGTAAAGGATTAAATGCAGAACTATCAGTTGTTTCTATTGCAAGTACAAATGAATTAATATTAGATAATGTTCAAGGTGACTTTAAGACTGGAGTTGGTAATACTTTAATGTATATTAGTAGTGTTGGTATTGCTACAACAATGAATGGTGGTGGTATTGGTACTGGTCATCATGGTCCTGATGGTGGTAATGTTTTACCTATTAATATTGAAATAATTGATGATCCTGATACTGGTTATCAAGATGGACTTCATATTGTTGTTGACCATAAGAATCATGGTATGTATCATGAAACAAATTATGTGACTATCTCTGATGTAGAATCTGATGTTCTACCAACAAAATTAAGTTCTCCATATAGTGAAGATTCTACTTCAGCAATATCAATTGATAGTGTTAGTAACTTCTTAACATTTGAGGGTGTTGGTGTTGCAGCGTCTAACCCAGGTTATGTGAAGATAGGAAGTGAGATTATTAAGTATACTGGTACTTCTGGTAATACTCTAACAGGTATTGATAGAACAAATGATTGGGGTACTTCCAGAAGTAATCATTTGCAAGGAGAACTTGTTACTAAACAAGAATTATCTGGTGTTTCTTTAGGAAGAATTAATAAGACTCATTACTTGGGAGATGTTACTGATGCCATGATGGAATCAGAGAAACAAGGTCCAATAGGATATGATCATTATACTATTAAATTAAACTTTGCTGCTCAAACATCACCTACTGCTATTGGTAGATCTACTAGTGAAAGTTTCCCAATATTATATGTAAATGACACTAAATCATCTGGTGGATTTAATATTAAATCAACCCAGAATATGCCATTTGAGATTATTTCACCACAGGTACATAATATAACGGTTGCAGGAACTAAAGTTAGTGCTCAAATGAGAACTGTTTCTGGTACTAGTCTTGATACTGGTTCGGGTAAGGGTACTGACCTTCCATTCTCTGATAAGGGGTATGAAACTATTACTTTGAATAAAACAAACTATTTGGATACTACAAGATTGATTGGGTCTAGAATTAATGAAACATCTAATAGTATAACTCAACAATTCCCTGGTGATAGATCATTTAATATGAGACTTAATTTGGAATCTAATGATTCTAGAATATCTCCAATAATTGATAGTCAAAGAGCAAATATAATTTTAACTTCTAATAGATGTGACTCACCAGTTTTAGACCATGCGGATGATCCTAGAGTTTCTGATATCTTTGCTGATCCATCAGGTTGTCAGTATATCTCTAAAGAGAATGTTCTAGAAAATTCTGCATCTTCTATAAAGATTATACTTGATGCTCATGTGAATACTTATAATGATATTAGAGCATTCTATGCAATTTCTGATAGTTCGAACTTTGAACCTAGATTTATTCCTTTCCCAGGATTTACAAATTTAGATGTGAGAGGTCAAGTCATAGATGAAGCCGCTAGTGATGGACGACCTGATTCGATGGTACCATATGCTGATGCATCTGGATTTGTTTCTTCTCAATTAGATTTTAAAGAATTTAACTGGAATGTGCAAAATTTACCTCAATTCCTTTGCTATAGAATTAAGATTGTTCTTTCTTCAACAAATCAGGTTTATGTTCCAAGAATCCAAAATCTTAGGGTTATTACATTAGCATAATATGGAAAACTATGACTTCGTAAAGGTAAAGGATCATCAAAATTTATTGAGAGATCCTTTGTCCAATGGTATAATTAATACCAATAAATCTGAATATGATGAGTACATAGCACGTCGTGATGCTGCTAAAAAAGCAAAAGACAGTGAACTTACTATGAAAGAAGATCTTGATAATCTAAAGGGTGAAATTAATGAAATCAAATCTCTATTAAAGGAATTAGTACATGGCAACTAAAAAGTTTACTTTTGACCCAGACGCTGGTGTTGCATATGGTGCTAATCTGGTAATTACTACTGGTGCAGATTTTAGGCAGCATTTTGAAGTAGAGAATCTTTCTAATGGTAATTTTGATTTCTATACTGGTTCTGCTGGTGTAGGTAATACTTGGACAGGTACTGGTGCAATGGTTAAGAGTGTTGCTATAGGTGCATCATATAGTACTGCTGATGCAACATTTACTGTTGGATTTACAAGTGCTTCTGATGGTAAGTTTATTGCTTCATTAACTGCTGCTCAAACAAGAAATTTAAACGAAGGAAGATATGTATATGATATCAATGTTAGTTCAGGAGCAACGGTTTATAGAATTGTTAGCGGAAATGTAATGGTTAATCAGGGCATTTCTACTGCACTATAAATATTAAAACAGAGGAACTGTATAGATGCAACCATCCACTCGCCAAGAATTAGTTACTTATTGTAAGAGACAACTGGGTGCTCCCGTGTTGGAGGTCAATGTTGCCGATGAGCAGATAGATGATATTCTAGATGATTCCATTCAGTATTTTCAAGAAAGACATTTTGATGGAACCATCCAAATGTTTATGAAGTATAAGGTAACTGAAACTGATATTAAAAGAGGAAGGGCTAGAGAAGGTAGAACAGATAATGTGGGAATAGTTACTACAACAGCAACTTCAACTATTGACGGTGGTACTACTAGTTTTAGTTGGACGGAGACAAGTAACTATCTTCAAGTTCCACCATCAGTTATTGGTGTAACAAAGGTAATGCATTTTGATGGTGCTAACACGGTTACTAATAATATGTTCAGTGTTAAATATCAGATGTTTTTGAATGATATTTACTATTGGGGTTCTACTGAAATTTTAACCTATGCAATGGTTAAAACATTCCTTGAGGATCTTGACTTTGCATTGACTACACAGAAACAAATCAGATTTAACCAGAGAATGGATAGGTTATATCTTGATATTGATTGGTCAAGTCTTCGAGCAGATGATTTTATAGTAATGGAATGTTATAGAGCATTGCATCCAGATGATTATGCAAGAGTCTGGAATGATTCATTCTTAAAGAGATATGCTACTGCTAAAATTAAAAAGCAGTGGGGTCAAAATTTACTTAAATTCCAAGGGGTTAAATTACCTGGTGGGGTCGAGTTAAATGGTAGGCAAATCTATGATGACGCAGAAAAGGAATTAGAAGTCATCAGAGAACAAATGTCTAACACTTACGAACTTCCACCATTAGATATGATAGGTTAATATTATGGTACTTAATCCATATTTTCAACAAGGTTCAAAGAGTGAACAAAGTTTAGTTCAATCGCTTATTAATGAGCAGTTGAAAATTTATGGTGTTGATGTACATTTCATGCCTAGGACGTATGTTTCGTCTGATTCAGTATTAAGAGAAGTAACTGCATCATCATTTAAAGATGCATATCCTATAGAAGCATATATTGATAACTTTGACGGATATGGAGATAATCCTACTCTCCTTTCTAAATTTGGTATTGAATCTACCAATGAAGTAACTTTAATAATTTCAAAGGAAAGATTTGAGAATTATATATCTCCTTTGATGAAGAATGAGGAAAATATAAAACTTTCAACTAGACCAAAAGAAGGAGATTTAATATATTTCCCATTTGGAGATCGTCTATTTGAAATTAAGTATGTAGAGCATGAGAAACCATTCTATATGCTTAAGAATACTTATGTTTATGAATTGCGTTGTGAACTCTTCCGTTACGAGGACGAGGTTATTGATACTGGTGTTGATGAAATAGATGATACTTTAGAAGCATCTGAAGGTGTAGATGGTGCAGATTACGTAATCGGAACTACTCAAAAACTTACTCTTATCGGAGATGCTGTACAAGCAACTGCAGAAACAACACAAGTACATGGTGGTATTCAATATGTTACTGTAACAAATAGAGGTAGTGGATATACATATGCTCCACGAGTTGCAATTTCTTCTGCTCCTGCAGGTGGAGTAACTGGTATAGCAACTGCATATTTACGTGGTGGATTGTTTATTGGTGCTGGTTATGATGCTGCTAGTAATAAGTCCTC